GCTGTACCGGCAGCTGATGCTCGTCTCGAAGGAGATCGAGACGCTGAAGCTTTCGGCTGCCCAGGCCGCCCGGGAGGACGCCGATGCCGGCCCAGTCGAAGACGAAACCTGGAACCCGGAAGCTCTCTGAGGTAGCGAAGCTGGTCGTCCAGCCGTCGGGGATCGTCTCGACTGGTTGGCCGGCCGTGTCGGATCTGTGCGCCCGGAAGTTGGGCATCGCGTTCGATGGGTGGCAGGACGGTGCCGGCCGGTTGATCCTGGCCAAGCGGGACGGGGGAGGGCTCGCATCGCAGATCGGCGGCGTCGGCATGTCGCTGCCCCGCCAGGTGGGCAAGACCTACCTGATCGCAGCCATCGTCTTCGCCCTCTGCATCCTCCGCCCCGGCCTGCTGGTCATCTGGTCGGCTCATCACTCCACCACCCACGAGGAGACGTTCCTGTCGATGCAGGCGTTCGCTGACCGGGTGAAGGTAAAGCCGTTCGTCGCCCAGGTGTTCAAGGGCTCCGGTGATGAGGAGATCCGGTTCCGCAACGGGTCCCGGATCCTGTTCGGCGCCCGGGAGCGCGGCTTCGGCCGAGGCATCCCCGGTGTCGATGTGATCGTCTCGGACGAAGCGCAGATCATGACTGAGAAGGCGGTCGACGCCCAGACCGCCACCCTGAACACGTCGGCGTTCGGTCTCGCCATCTACGTCGGGACACCGCCCCGCCCCGAAGACCCGTCCGAGGCGTTCACCCGCATGCGGGACGAAGCGTGGGACGGCACCCTCGAGGACGCCGTGTGGATCGAAGTCGGAGCCGAACTCGGCGCCGACCCCGACGACCGAAAGCAGTGGGCGAAGGCGAACCCGTCATACCCGCACCGCACTCCGGTCGAATCAATCCTGCGCCTCCGCCGCAAGCTCACCCCCGAGTCGTTCATGCGGGAAGCCCTCGGCGTCTGGGACGACAAGGCCGGCCTGACCGTGGTCGACATGGGCAAGTGGGCTTCCCTCCACGATGACCCCGCCGAACGTCCTTCGCCGGTGGCGCTCGGTGTCGAGGTGTCGCCCGATCGGAAGTGGGCGACCATCGGTCTCGCCGGGCTCCGTCCCGACGCCCGCCGCTACGTCCAAGTCGTCCAGGCCGGGCGCGGCACCAGTTGGGTCGTCGACCGGCTGGTGGAGCTCCAACGCTCGTGGAAGCCCGCGGGCATCGCGATCGTGACGGGCGGCCCTGCTGGGTCGTTGCTGCCGGCGATGGAGGAGAAGAAGCTGCGGCGCATCGTCAAGATGTCGCCCGCAGACGACGGGCGGGCAACTGGCCTGTTCATCGACGGTGTCGCAGCCGACACGATCACCCACGACAACGGCCGGCTGCTCCACATCTCGCTCGAGTCCGCACGGCTCGCCCGGTCCGGTGCTTCGAAGGTGTTCGCCCCGCCGATCGCCACCCCCACGGACGTGTCGCCGCTGCGGGCCTGCTCGAACGCCCTCTACGCCCTGGCGAAGAACCCGAAGCCGAAGACGACCGAGTCCCGAAGGGGGGTGGTGCTGTGACCGACACGATCACCGTCCCCGGCCTGTCCGACGACGAGCAGGCCATCCTCACCGGGCTCGTCGCCCACCTCGAGGCCAAGGCGCCCCGGAACCTGCTCCGGGCCAGCTACTACGACGGCAAGCGCGCCATCCGCCAGGTCGGTTCCGTGATCCCGCCGCAGTACTACCGGCTCGGCCTCGTGCTCGGCTGGTCGGCGAAGGCCGTCGACATGCTCGCCCGCCGCTGCAACCTCGACCGGATGATCTGGCCCGACGGCGACCTCGACACGCTCGGCATGGCCGAGCTCTGGGACGCCAACCGGCTGGACTCCGAGTTCAACCAGGCCGAGACCTCCGGGCTGATCCACGCCGTGTCGTTCCTGATCACCACCAAGGGCGGCGAGGGTGAGCCTGGGGCGCTGATCCACGCCAAGGACGCCCTGTCGGCTGCTGGGCACTGGAACAGCCGCCGGCGGGCGCTCGACAGCCTCCTGTCGATCAACCAGCGCAACGACAAGGGCAAGCCGAGTGCGTTCACCCTGTACCTCGACGGCCTGACGATCATCTGCTCGAAGGCCGGCAACAACCGGTGGGTCGTCGAGGACCGCCAGGAGCACCCGTGGGGCGTTCCCGCTGAGCCGCTCGTGTACCGCCCCCGCACCGGCCGGCCGCTCGGTTCGTCACGGATCTCCCGGACCGTCATGTCGCTGCATGACCAGGCGCTGCGCACCGTGATCCGCATGGAGGGCCACGCCGACATCTACTCGTTCCCGGAGATGTGGATGCTCGGCGCCGACTCGTCGATCTTCCAGGACGCCCAGGGCAACCAGCTCGCCTCCTGGCAGATCATGCTCGGCCGCATCAAGGGCATCCCCGACGACGACGACGCCCAAACCCCGCGCGCTGATGTCAAGCAGTTCCCGGCATCTGACCCGCGGCCCCACCTGTCGCAGCTCGAGCAGCAGGCCCAGTTCTTCTCCGGTGAGACCTCCATCCCGCTCACGTCGCTCGGCGTGTCCGACCAGTCGAACCCGACCTCGGCCGACTCGTACATCGCCTCCCGTGAAGACCTGATCGCCGAAGCCGAGGGCTGCACCGACGACTGGACCCCCGCCGTCCGGCGCACCATCACCCGGGCCCTCGCCATCCAGAACGGCGAGTCCACCATCCCGCCCGAGTGGTCGACGATCGCCCCGAAGTGGCGGAACCCCGTCTACGTCTCCCGAGCCGCAGCCGCCGACGCTGGGTCGAAGCAGATCGGAGCGGTGCCCTGGCTCGCTGAGACCGAGGTGGGCCTCGAGCTCCTCGGTCTCGATGACCAGCAGATCACCCGCGCCCTCGCCGAACGCCGGCGGCTCGGTGGATCCGCTGCGCTCCGTGCCATCACCGCAGCGGTGGAGGCCAACCAGCCCGTGGTGACCGGTGCCGGTCCTGCTGGCAGCTGAGGCGCACCGGCGCGACGTCGCCACGCTCGTCTCGCTCGCCCGCAACGACCTCCGCCTGCTCCTCGCCCCCCTCGACACCGCCGAGGCCGTCCGCGACGCCCTCCTGCTCTCCCTGCCCGATCTCGTGGACCTGTACGGCTCCGCAGCCGCCACGCTCGCCGCCGACTGGTACGAAGACCTCCGAGCCGACGAGGAGATCCGGGGCCGGTTCACCGCCACCCCCGCCACGCTCCCCGACGCCGGCCGGTCCGAAGCACTCGCCCGGTGGGCCGTGGACCCGATGTTCACCGCCGACCCCGACAAGCTCAAGGCGCTCGAGCGGGCATCGGGCGGCCTCCAGCGGATCATCGCCAACGGATCCCGCGAGACCATCGCCGGCTCATCGATCGACGACCTCAAGGCCAACGGGTGGCAGCGAACCGGGCGGGGCGCCTGCGGGTTCTGCGCCATGTTGATCTCGAGGGGCTCCGTCTACACCGAGTCGTCCGCTGCCTTCGCCAGCCACGACCACTGCAACTGCTCAGCGGTGCCCGCCTTCGACGGCCTACCCCGCCCAGTGCAGCCCTACACCCCTTCGCTCCGGCAGGCCTCGAAGGCCGACCGGGCACGGGTGCGCGACTACCTCGCCACCCACTGAAGCCTCCCGCACCAGCGGGGTCACGCCTACGTGCAGCGGTCAATGCGCGGACCAAGGAGAACAGCAATGCCCGAGACCACCCCGGACGGCACACCCGACCCGAGCGGATCCACGTCCACCGCTCCCGCCTTCGAGCCGATCACCTCCCAGGAGGCGTTCGACAAGGCCCTCGGCCCGCGCCTCGAGCGCGAGCGCGGCAAGTTCGCCGACTACGAGGACCTCAAGGAGAAGGCCGGCAAGTACGACGACCTCGAGCAGGCGAACAAGTCCGACCTCGACAAGGCGAACGAACGGGCCACCACGGCCGAGGCGAAGGCGGCGGAGATCCCCGCCGAAGTCGCCAAGGCCCTGCGCGTCCACCTCGTCGCCCTCCACGAGATCAGCGCGGACGACGCCGAGTTGTTCCTGACCGCGACCGACCCCGAGCTGCTCGTGAAGCAGGTCAACGGGCTCATCGGCCGAGCCGGGGCCGCCACCGATGCGGCCCGCAAGAACGGCAACCGGGTCCCCCGCGAGGGGACCAACCCGCCAGCAGGCGGAGAGGACAGCGACATGCGCGAGTTCGTGCGTGGCCTGTTCCCGCAGCGCACCTGACCCAACAAGGAGAAACTCCCATGGTTGCATTCGCAACCGGATCGCTCACGATCCCCAAGCAGAAGATCGACCCCTGGCTGGGGAAGATCAAGAACGGCTCCGCCGTCGCCACCCTCTCGACCCCGACGCCGATGACCTTCGGTGAGGGCGAGTCGTGGACCTTCGACATCGGTGAGGCCGAGTACGTCGCCGAAGGCGGCGACAAGGGCGCTTCGACGATCACCCCCACGTCGAAGCCGATCAAGCCGTTCAAGTTCCACAAGACCCTCCGGTTCAACGAGGAGGTGCTGTGGGCGAACGAGGACCGGCAGCTCGAGGTGATCGACGAGATCCTCGACCTGGTCCAGCCGGCGCTCTCCCGGGCGCTCGACTTCGGCATCTTCCACGAGATCAACCCGACCGGTGGCGCCGTCGTCGCCGCCATGAACGGCGGTCTCACCGACACCACCAACACGGTGGAGTACGTCGCGGCGAACAAGCCGTACGTGAGCCTGGACGCCGCTGACGCCCTCGTGATGGCCGATGGGTACGCCCCTCGCGACATCGCCATGGCGCCGGCCTACGCCTCGCTCTTCTCGTCGCTGCGCGGCACCAACTCTGAGCAGAAGCTGTTCCCGAACTTCGTGGTCGGGACCGAGGTCAGCGAGCTCGACGGCCACCGGGCGTCGGTGTCGAACACCGTGAGCGGCACCGGCGTGATCTCCGTCGACACCAAGGTGCTGGCGTTCGTCGGCAACTTCGACACGATCCGCTGGGGCGTCCAGAAGTCGATCGGCCTCAAGGTCATCGAGTACGGCGACCCCGACGGCAGCGGCGACCTGCAGCGCAAGAACCAGGTCGCGTTCCGTGCCGAGGTCGTCTACGGCTGG